CGGTATTCGATAGCAGAATACGCGTCGGTGTACAGCTCATGATTCCCCCCGGAATGGTACTAGCTTGTTTAGTTTATCACGTCTGCCCGCACAGCCACAGTCTTTCCCTCGAGCCTTGGCGATGCGTTTCGTCAGCCAGGAGATGCCTGTGGCGTCCGTCACCAGCTGCACCAGATCGCCCAGGCCATTGGCCGGCGGATCAGGCTGCTCGATGAATTCGACTCGTGGTATCTGCTTCATTGATATTGGAAATTGAAGGTGATTCGGTGTAGGTCGCTGTCTTCTGCCTCAGTGCCACAGCCTTCGGCGCTGATTAGCTTGACCGGTGTTTCATACGCGATGGCTAGCGTCTCGAGTTCTGTGCAAGTATCCATCAACGTCCTTGGGAACGGTCCAGCTGTCAACGCTGCCGCGCCTGAGATCCTGAGGCTCTGTCTGCCGCTGGGCGGGTTGGCTGGTGGATCACATGCTTGCAACAAGTAATCGCCGCCCGACACGGAAACAGATATCGAATGGTTGGGAGTTGTCGACGAATCACACCCGAGGATTATGCTGCTCGATCCCGTCCCCGAGAATGACGTGGTATCGAACGGCTCCCAGACGCCAGCTCTCTGACATCCACAGTTAGCGCTGCCTGATGTCCCGGAGTACACCGCTGTGTAATCCCAGTCGATATCGAAACGCCAGCGCTCGCTGAGACCTCCACCGCTCCCGAGGTACGTCTTGCTCGTCACAGTTACCCCGGTGACCGCTGTTACCCAGTCCGGCGTCTGGACGTTGAATGGTGATGTGCTGGGCTTCGTGCCAGTCGTGGCGAAGCTGATCAGATCCGGCTCTGTCTTCTTATTCGAGTAGCACCAGGACACCACATTGCATAGCGGGCTGTCAGTGCCGGGACCGTCAGGGCCGCCACCGTCACAGCAACAAGACAGCATCCGAATGAGGCTCATGGATCGCATGCCCCATCGAATTGGTTCGGCCAGGCGAGGAATACGCACAGCTGGTCACCGCCCTGGTAGTACCACCCTGGGACAATCCTGCCGACTGGGATCGGGTACAGCTCGAAGTCTGCCGGCAATGCGCTGGTCGCTGGATTGATGCCCATGGCGTCGGTCGCTGTGTTCTCTGTTTCGTAGACGTTCCACCCTGTGAGGAACGTCGTATCGGAACTGATCCCCTTCACTGGTGCAGTCGTCGATGACATCGTCTGAAGCGTGGCCGGCTTGACGACGTATCGCCACTTGTTCTGACCGACGCCGGCGTCCTCGATCTCAGTACTGGACTGGATCTCGTACAGCTGCGTCATCCCCTGGACCGTGTTCAGGTATCCCGGGGTCATGCCGTCGCTCCGGTGATGTACGCCGTCTCTGATGTCGTGAAGAACGCCGCGAAGTCGACACCCTCGAGATAGGGCTGCTTCCAGTAGACGCCTCGAGTATGCCCGATGGATCTCGGGTCGCCCTGGTACGTCATCGTGCCCATCGTGGTCATGAACGTCGGCCGAGGTACCTGGTAGGCGTGCCGGTAAGCGTGGCTGGTGCATTTAAAGATCACCGATGTCCATTCGCCATCTAGTACCTTGCGCTCGATGCCTGTGCAAAGCAGCTCGCCGATACCGAAGCCGGCGAACGCTACATTGTTCCGCTTGCCGACATAGGTCACAGCCTCGAACGGCTTGAACGTATCCGCGACGACTGCCCCGAGAACCGAGAAGTAGGCGCCCCGCCTGAGAACTTCAACCGATACGGAAACCGCCGGCAATAGAACCGAGATCGGGTTTCCATTCCAGTCGAGGTATTCGCCACCGATGTCACCAGCTGGTCGATAGGTTCCATCGTCCGGACTACCTGTTGTGGGTGCGGTTCCTGCTGCTACGTTTAGATTGCTATTCGTGGCCCATTCATCGTCGGTGAATTCTGTGGTCGCGTCAGTGCTTGTCGGCAGCGATGGGTTCCCTCGGTACACCTGCACCGCTTGACCGGTGACCGTCGTACTGAGCCGAATAGATACGTCACCGTCGCCGCCGGCGGATGTCCCCCAGTCGTAGCGGGTCAGGCCGATCGTGATGTCTGTACCGCTGCCGTCAGCGATCGTGGCACATTGGACCGTCCGTACGATCATGGCTGCCGAGTACTGAACCACACTGTCGACGACCAGAGGCCGACCAGGTATCGCGCTGATCCCAGCGTGCCCGGTTGAGATCACAGCTGATCGAACTTCCGCTGCTGTGCTGTTGTCGGCGAACGGATACAACAGAACTCGGTAGGTCACCTGATCGGAGATGCCTCCGAAGTGTTCAGCGCCTGCGGTCGAGTTGCTGAGAAGTGTTTTCGAGTAGGTGGTCGTCACCGATCAGATCCCCCGGTCGTGCTTGGTTCTGGTCCTCGTGTTGAGAAGCTCAGCAGAGATCCCATCAGTGATTTACCAGCAGCCGCTATCCCGCTTTCCCCCCTGGCTTCTGCCGCTCCGTACGCCTGCACGGCACCGAGTCCCGTCTCGCTTGTGACGGCATCAACAGCACCCGCTGCAAGTGCCTTGCTGACTGCGTCATCGAATCCCCGAAGGAGGATCAACGCGGCGTCATAGATGTCTGAGAAGGCCCCGACGATGTCGTTGAAACCGTCGACCAGGAGCGCCGGCACACCTGCGAGGAAGTCGACGACGATGCCGAATCCCTCCTTGAGATCGGCCCACCAGTCGCTGATTCCTGCCGCCAAGTCGTTACTGGTCAGCCATTCGGCGAAGCTCTGGAACCATGGGGCGATGGTGTCGGCGACCGCTCCTGCCAGATTCATCAGCGGCTCGCGCATCTTGAGCATGGCATTGGCGAAGGCCGGCGACAGGTTCATCATGACGCCGATGGCCTGGCTGATGCCGAACCCACCGATGCCGGCGACCGCCATGCCCTTGAGCGATAGCATCCCCTTGAAGGCGCCGTTGATCTTCTTCCTCAGCCCGCCGAGTGCCTTCGAGAGCTTGGATGTGTCGGCGCCGAAGAGGACTGTGAGGTTACGTTTTGCCATCGCTGAAGCTCCTGGGAGATCTCGTAATCTGTCATCTTGCGCTTGCCGCTCAGCTCTTCGATCAGGATCTGTAGGTCGATCAGATCAAGCTCGCGTACCTGCTTCATCGTCCAGCCCAGGCGAATCGCCAAGACGGCGATCAGCCGGCGTTGCTCTACTCGCCCAGCTCGTTGCGGTCGATCACTGTTTCCATGCATCTCTTAAACTCCACCACTTCCATGGTCCGGACCGCCTCAGGATCGAGGCCGAAGCATCGAGCCACCAGCGTCCTGGCCTGCTCCATCTCAGACATCTCTGCGGTGTCTTCCATGTCCTGGAATTGGATATTTCGTCGGTACTCGTGTGGCATCAGCTCGCCCCGCTTCCTTCGATGATCGTGATGTTGACGCTGTTGGCTTCGTCGACGGACCCGCTGACCTCAGTGGATTCGACGTACCAGTTGGTGCCGGCGGTGTCGACCGTAGTGTTGCCGGTGATCGCCCAGTCGATCTGTGTGCCAGCTGCTGGACTGCTCGCTGCTGAAGGAGCCTTGCCGGCCACCGTGATCTGGAAGGGCGCCCGCAACCCTGGCACCTGGAGCTTGCGTCCAGAGTTCGCTGCAGTGAAGTCGACCGCCGGCACATCGCCGCCGCCGAACGTCAGCGAGTCCAGAGGTATGTCGATGTTGGGGGTACTGCCTGTGACAGCCCAGGTGAATGCCGTTCCGTTGAATGATGTAGCCATCTGATCAGCTCCCGAATGTTAAAACCGTGGATAGTGTTGAAGTGTAGATCGGTTTTGTATCTGCTCCGCGCAGAAGCACGTCACCGGATCGGCTGGTTTCTCTGGTCATGAAGTCGCTCGAGGCGATCAGCTTTACGAGTAGGGCGTCAGCGAGGTCTTCCACCAGGATCCTCGAGCTGTCCATGCAGAAGAACTGGAACCGAGCGTGGTACGGCCCGCCTGATCCGCCGGCGGTCTCGGTCGCTCCCGAGTCCTCGAGGCTCCAGACCACCGCTGGAATGTCTGTTTCCCTGTTGCGGATGTCTGGCGTACAGGCTGCCGCTAGGGCGCCGATCGCTGTCTTGATCTTCGCGTCAGCTTCAGCGAATGACATTGGCAAGCTCCTTCGGCGTCATCGTTTTACCCTTGGCCATCTGTGTGGTCAGTGCCACCGCCATGGCGTCGATGACTTGAGGCTCGAGACGTTTGGCACCTGAGTATCGAATCTCTGTCTTGGGTACTTTCCTACCCTCTTTCTTCGATCCCTTGCCTGGCGTGAATCCCCATTCGATGATGGCCGCGACGAAGTTAAATCGCTCCTTGTCGTTGATCCAGGATCGAGTCGTGACGCCTGTCGACTTGAAGTCTGTCCGCGTCGACCAGCTCCCTTTCTTCCTGATGCCGGCCCGGAACCCGACGATCTTCCGATCTGCACCCTTGCGCTTGTAGGTCGTTGCTCCGCCCTTGCCGGTCCTCGGTCGCTCTGGCCTGATGGTCATCTTCTGGTACTTGTCTCGAGCTTCCTGGTTGACGATGTCGACGGCTGCTTTGTGAGCATTCCGAAGCGCTCGTCGACCGTCCTTGCCAAAGCGTAGAACGTCCTTCTCGAACCCCTTCAGGTCTCGCCGGCTAAACTGGACGATGTCGCTCACGCGGGCGAAGCTCATTGCTCGATACTCACGACGGTCAGCTCGAGGTCTCGCCGTAGGCCGTTGGGATCTCGGATCTTCTCGACGTCGTAGTACGTCGACTGGTACTTGACTCGCCAGTCGTAACCGATCATCTCGGTGAACGGAAGACTGATCTTCGCGGTCTCTCTGCCGCTCTGCCGGATCTCGCCCTGGTCATCCTTGGATACTGCGTCCACCTGGAACTTGACTAGGCCGGTGAACTCCAGCGTATAGGCGACAGTAGCCGAGCCGGCGTCATCCAGCGTCTGCGTCGCGCTGTAGAACTCGACCGCGTGCCGACCACCCATAGGTCACAGCCCCCCGAGTTGATGATTGGCGAGGATTGTTCTTAAGCTGTTCGGTAGCTCTGTCGCAATCGTTCCGGTTACTGAGCCTTCACGGTCGGTAAACAGATGGTTGCCCAGATCAAAGACCGCCGCCTGGACCGCTGGCGTTACGCTGCCGGCAACCTGCATCGTGGCGATGTACTCATAGGCCGATGAGAATGTACCCGTCGCTGTCTGCCCAAAGGCTCGAGCGCCCCAGCGTCGATTGATGAACCACTGATCTGTGACCGTTGACACCAGAGCGCCGTACTGGTTCTTGACTACGCTGGTGATGGTCGGGGCCGGCCCGAATGGTACGGTCATCTCCGGCGTGATCGGAAGCGTGATCGTCGTCGCCCTGAGATACCAATTCGTCGACGTCTCCCACATTGAAACCCCGCCGTCCAGCGAACGCTGGATAGCGGGATCGTCGGTCGTCCATGGTATTCGGCAATGGTCCCGGAACTCGGAGAGCTGGAATCCATGCGCTGTCTGTGCGGTGATGTCCATGGATTACCCCAACAAGCAAGGCCGGGAGGCCGAAGCCCCCCAGCCCTGAAAAGAGATTGAGCGATCAGGACGCCGCATAGACGAGACGTGACGATGCTTCCGCAAGCGTCCACTGCCCATCTGCCCGCATGTGACTGCGATACGAGACGATTCCCGAACCGCCGTTGGTATACGGATCTTCCTGAGTCTGAAGGGTCCGACGCAGTGACACGCGATAGGACCGCTTGTCCAGGTACAACGCTGCGACCGCGCTGGCGCCTGCGGTCGGCATGTGATCCGACAGGTAGATCGGCGAACCCAGCAGGGTTCCGACCGACAGTGGATCTTCCTGGAGCGTCCCGGTGGACTGTGGGAAGAAGACCATGCGATCGTTGGCGTCGATGGTCTGAATGATTCTCGCGTGAACGTCTGGCGAGAACACCCATGCCTTCGAACCTGTGCGATACCGGCCCGGAACCCCAGCCTGAACATCGAGAAGGTCTTGAATCACGATGTCCGAGACTGCCAAGTCGCCCGATCCCATCACCGTATCGTTGATGGCAGTGGCGCCAGCTGCGTCGATGTGAGCCTTGGTAGCGCAAAGACCACCAGGGCCGGTGCGGCTGGCTTCGGCCGGGTTCATGGTTGCAAGGTAGGCCGCGTCCCAGCCTTCGGCGTAGCTCTCGACATGCTGAAGAAGAGTCTCAGCCATTGCCTGGGGACGATTATCCTGCAGCATCTCGAGTGTGATTTGCGTTTCCAAAGCCATGCGGTAGGCCTTGAAGCGAATCCGATCGAAGGTTGCCTGGGCAACGGTAAACGCCGATCCTTCGGCGGTGATGCCGACGGTCGGGATGCGGTTCACGACTGCTGCAATCTCGTTGTCGTGGTCATCGGTGACCACAGTACTGGCAGACATTGCACCGCTCATGCCGGGAAGACGCCGAATCAGCTCGTCCTTTAGGTCGACGGGAACGAGCGCCGCGCTGTCGGTGGTGTCGTACGGATCGGCCGTACGGATTTCGACGTTGTGGCCGAGCCTCCGCATAAGTCTCGCGCCGGCGTCGTCACACATTGCCTCGAAGGATCGCTTCTCACTGACTGGGGCAAGGGCGGTACTGTTCTTCTTGGCGTTGAGACGGAACTCGTAGCTTGGTGAATTGAGCGAGGCCGTAGCCGACTCACGAATCTCAGCGACCTTGATCTGACTCTGCAGCTTGCGAAGCTCGCCGTCTGCAGTGTCAAGCTCGGAAGCCTGTTCCATCGAGAGTTCTCCGTCAACTGCCAGGAGCAAGTCGACACGCGATCGGGCTTCGTTTTCTTCAGCCCGCATAGTGACCAGGTCAGACATTCGTCCGTCCTCCATAAAGTGCGCGGGCCTTTTCGTAAGCGCCGGCGATGACCAAAGAGACCTCGCTAAGGTGACCCTGTGTCACTTCGCGCATGCTCTGAGATTTAGTGTGAGTCCAGCGATCTCCGCCGTCCTCGATGTAGAAACCGATCGAGACTGCACCGCTCAGGTCGCCCCGCTCGAGGGCTTCGCGGATGTCCGCGCGAGCCTCGGGGAGTGTGGCGGTGAACTCGAGTCCGTCTTTCGTTTCGTTGAACGCCAGCGTGCCAGCGCCGACCCGTGCTAGGGGAACCCCGGTCTGATCATGCTGTGTCATCAGTACCGTGTTCTCGTCGTAGCTCAGGGCGCCGGGCTTCATCTTCTCACGGAACGACCGCCCCACACCCTGAATCGGATGGGAGAGCTGGCCATAGGGAACAGCGATGCCCCGAAGCTCATTCGCTTTGGTCGTCGTCGTCGTCGTCAGGTATCTGAGTTCCAGCTTCATCGTTCGCCCCCCCGTTCTTCTCTTCCATGTTGGGACCGACGAACATCGAATCCCCACCGTCGATCGGTGCCATACCCAGCTCGTTCCTGACCTCGTTCGGGGTCATCACGCCGAGCTGAATCGCTTCCTTGTACGCCTGCATGGATTCATTGAATGAACCACGAAGGAGTGACGTTGTGTCGAACTTGATCTTGTAGTCATCGCCGTAGAGCTTGGAACTGATCTCGGATGCCCAGGCGTCGGTGTACGTCGCAAGCGAATCCGCGTACATGCGTGACTGTTCAGATGTGAACGCCGCTCCGCTTTCGCTAAACAAGATGTAGGGCGGGATGCCGTACACCCTGGCGATGTCTTCAATGGCTTGCTTGCGTCCTGAGATCCAGTCTTGGTCGACCAGGCTACGCCCCACTTGCGTTACCGTCGCGCCGTTCTGCGCGATGATCGGTCGGAGCATTCCGTCCGGTCCAGAATGCCCAGACACATAGGCGTCAGCCATGGCCCTGACCCCGGAAGCTCCTACTGATTCGGCTGTAGTGATCGCAATCTTACCCATGCCTGGCATGCGGTACTGACTGAGTCCAGCTGTCTCGAGCGAGCTACTGAGTGCTAGAGTCCTGGCCGCTTCGGCTATGGGGCTATCACCCCAGAGCTGTCGGATGGATGACGGCATCTTCAGATGGATGACATCCGCCGGCGAGACCTCGCCGTACTCGCTCGTGGTGTAGAAATACGAACCGTCCGTGTTGCGGTTCATCTGGACGTCGGCATGGTTCAGCGGGATGAACTGATCGAAGGAGTTGGCCCGTCGACTGATCAACGTGAACGAGTTACCCCAGAGGAGCGTCTGTGCGAACGTCCATCGCTTCCATTCGGTAGCGGTGTGGTATTCGGATGCCTGTTCGTTGAGCGCGATCGTAATCGGATCTCGTCCGATGTCGCTCCACTCGTCGCCTTGGTATTGGTATGCCTTGACTGGCATCCTGGCGAGGTCGCCGGCGATGACGTTCACCGCTCGGCGTACTGCCGGGAGTCGCATTGCTCGAGGTGGGTACTGGGCGAACTGAGCGACCGCGTCCGCGTTCTCTGAAGGATAGCGAGGCCACCATGAACTGGTAGCACCTGCGCCGCCTATCGCGGTCACCCTTGGCCAACGGAAAAACCGTCGTAGGTCCAAACTTGTTTCCCCCCGGAAACTTCAGATTAGAACGCGATGGAATCGGGGTCTGAGTATGCCCCCGGATATCTCGCATTCAACTCGATGAGCTGGCCGACCAGCTGGACCGCGCTCACGATTGGATCTATGATCCCGCGCGTCTTTCCCGCTGCTTTTGTCGGCCGTTGCGACCCTGATATATTACCCTCTAGCACACAGTTTGCCAAGGCATATTCGGCAATTGGACAGGGCTGCATGATCAAGTCTCTGTCCCTCACCATGCATTCAAACTGGAACGTCGCCGGCCCGAAGGCCATGATGGTCTGTGGGAAGGGCTTCATCGGTAGATCAGTCTCGGCGTTGTAGTGGTTCCCGAGCTGGCCCCACTCGTGAACGCTCAGCTGCATGCCCCCCAGGGCGTCATAGCTGATCTGCTGGAGGTCGGTTTTGTCCTTGAGCTGGTGCAGCTTCTGCCTGATCAGGTCGTACTTGATGCTGTGGTCACAGACCGTGACATTCTCGTAGGTCGCCCAGGTCTCAATGTTCCGCTGATAGTCCCGGCCCTCTTCGCCTAGCTCCCGGCGGATGATCCAGTGATGCCAGCGGAGCATGAACTTATCACCCTGATGCCACCCGTAGCACATCGAGCTGAGGTCAAAGCTCTTCGAGAAGTCGATGCTGCAATAGGTCTTGGTCGTCTTCTCTGGGAATAACGGTACATCCCCTTGGCAGTCGGTCCACATATCGCCCTGGAGCCAGTTCATGTTCCGAGTCGTATACCGGCAACACGCGAAACGCTCAAAGTCGGCTAGCTTCCCCTGAGCCTGATACCCCTTGAGCATCCGCCGGTAGGACTCGATCGGGATGACGTGGCCCAGACTGGGTTGAGCCTTAATCCATGTCGACTCATCCAGCAGATCGTCGTCAGCGTCCAGACCGAAGAACGCCGAGAAGGTATCCAGCTCATCCCACTGATCCTCCTCGAGAGCGAGTACCGCCTCCTGCCGCCTGGTGTAGTAGGGCGAGTCTCGGCCTAGGTCGATCCCGCCTGGTGTGGTGACTGAGATCATGAAGCTGTTGAGGTTCTTACCTAGGGCGCTCACGATCTTCGACAGCCAATCGGTCTTCATCTCGGACGACTCGTCGACCAGGTAGGCAATCGCCTTGAGGCCGTCGAGCGTGCTTGCCTTAGCCGCGTACGTCCTCACCTTGCCGCCTGACGCTCTGCACCTCATCTCACGCTCTGTCACTTCCCAAAGGGCGTCAGCACCGTTCTCTTTGTCTGTGTGGTCTCCCCATGCCTTCCGAGCGAAACCCTGAGCCGATGTGTACGCCTGGCGTGCCTGCTGAACCGTATTGGCTAGGCAGACGCAATCACCGCCCTGGTAGTAGCTCGCGTTGTGGAGCATCAGCGTAGACGCCAGGGTCGTCTTTCCCGCGCCGCGTGCGACCTCGATGAATTGGCTTCGGTACCGCCGGCCCCCGGTCGCCGTGTTCTTCCAGCAGCTGGCGCCGGTCACCCATGCCTGCCAAGGCTGGAGCTGGATCGGTTGACCGCTCAGCTCGTGACCGTCGTAGATCAAGAGATCGAAAAGCATGTCCTCGTATGCATTCCATTCCTTCCAGTCGAAGTAGACCTCGGGCCGGTCCATGTCGTGGAGGTGCCGACGGCATGCCTGCATGATGTTCTTGTTGGCGGGAATTTCCCCAGCCACCACAGCTCGCGGGAACTCGTGCGGGTCAAACTGCTTCGGGCCGGTCGGCATTTCTGACTGGGAATCCGTCATATTGATTCGATATTGGCGATTTGTGCCAGATTATTGTTGGGGATACGAGTTGATACATAGGGGATCTGGTCCCTACACCTGGGGGGGGCCTGAATCACCGCTCTCGGTGTCTGCATCCGCCCTTTTTCTGTAGGTGACCTCGCCCCTGTCCGCTTCTGTGTGACACGCATGGCACAGGCTACGCAGCCCCCTTGTGTCGTACGCCTTCAATGGGTAGAGCCTTGGGCTGTAGATGTGGTGGACCTCAGTAGCACACCGCATACCGCACCGCTCGCACAATGGGTACGCCTGGAGCATGAAGGCCCGCACCTTCTTCCACCTGTGGGTGTGCCTTGGATCGGTTACCCAGTCGCCGTATCGCTTCATGATGGTAGCTCCGGACATGGTTCATACCCTTCCGCCGGCGTGATCAACACCCACACACACCCAGCTGGCTTGTGTAGATGGCCGCGCTTCATCACCTGTAGGTCCATCTGCTCATCGTTCACCAGTAGCGTTCCCTCGAGAACATCCATCACGGCCTTCGCCATGTTGTCGATGTCGTACTTGCGCCGGCTAGGCCCATAGAGACGCATCTCTACCCTGACCCTCCCGGCATAGGGTTCTTCCATGCAAAGCCCGTGCAGCTCCTGTAGCGCCTTCTCACGCCAAGCCTTGTAGCGTTTGCTCAAGTATGTCCTGCGTCCTGAATGACCCCAAATCTCGTTAACTGAGATCGGGAACGGAAGGATGAACTCAGCCCGCATTCACAGCCTCCCGCCTCTTCCATTCAGCGAATGACATCCCATCGGTCGGCGGTTCGTACGCTTCTGTCGGGTTGGTATCTGGCGACAG